ATTGGAATTCTTGGTCACCTAATCAAAAAAGAACCAGTCAAAATTAATTATCCTCCATCTGGGGATTACACAACTTATTCTGTAAAAGTCAATGCTGATGGAAGTTACACCATTGACTATAAGTCTCATGATCCCAAGGTGTTAACTTCGGACAATTACACCGATTCATCAAGAGGTGTGTTTGGAATAGGTGGAAGATCCACTACAACAAGATCCACACAATTTGTTCCTGGAACTAAGTCTGATAATCAGGCAGGAGTAGATGGTGAGGGAAAGGGGATTGTGAAATCCGAAGAGTGCATCAAGGCGGAAGGTGGAGGAGAATCGAATGGTGCCCTGATCGGAAGTAGTTTGGCTGCATCTGCTGCATCATCACTTACAACTGTTCCTTATGTTGGATGGTTGGCTGCTGGTTGGTTAGTTCTTTTTGGTCAAGAAGCTGGATCACAAATTGGTGGTGAAATAGCCACATCGGTGAAGGGTTGTTGATAAATAACTAAAAAACCATAATGGCAGTTCAAAAACCCATTGCAACGCAACCTGAAAATAGAAACTTTCTTGCACCAACTGGGTTTCGATTTCAAGTCAATCGTGCACCAACTGTATCTTATTTTGGCAACCGTGTCAACATCCCATCAATGACAATGGGTGTTGCCAATTTCAACAATTATTTAAATAACATCCCACTTCCTGGAACTAATATTGATTTTGAAGATCTAACACTTTACTTCTTAGTGGATGAGGATCTTCAGAACTATATGGAAATTCAAACTTGGATTCGTGGAATTGGATTTCCAGAAAGTCTTCAGGAGATTTATCGTTGGCAGAATCAAGATGAAGCAATTATCTCTCAACCTTATGGGACACAATTGAATCTTTATTCAGATGGAACACTGACTATTTTGGATTCACAACAGAAACCAAGTTTCAAAGTGAAGTTTGAGAATCTATTTCCTACCAATCTATCAACTCTTGACTTTGATGCTCAACAAACTGACCTTCAATACTTTACAGCATCAGTCTCTTTCAAGTATACTATCTATCATATAGAACCAATTACAACCTGTTGTTAATGATTGATTTGGAGACCATTCAGAAGATGTGGTCTGAGGATGCAAAGATTGACCCTGATAACTTACACACAGAGTCTCTTAACATCCCAGTTCTTCACTCTAAGTATTTTGATTTGTATAATAATGTTTCTTTGTTGAGAAAGAAGGCTGAACAACAGAGAAAAAACATTCGTCATGAAAGGTATGAATATTTTTCAGGTAAGGCAGACCCTGATGTTTATGTTCAAAATCCCTTTCCTAAAAAGATACGTGATAAAGATACCATGCAAAAATATATGGATGCTGATGAGAAGTTATCCAACGCATCTCTCAAGATTGAATATTATGATACAATGTTGAATTATCTTGAGGAGATTTTGAAAATGATTTCTTCAAGAACTTATCATATCAAAAATGCAATTGATTATCAAAAGTTTGCATCAGGTTTAGGTTAATGGAAGAAAACTACATTCTAGATCTTTCAATTGAGGATGTCCATCTTCTTTATGATTGTGTTGTTAGGAGAATTGAAACCTGGGAAGGTCATCCATCAAGACATCCATCAGAACAAGAACATCTTCATTATTTGAAAGATTGGTTGTATAGATTGATCTTAGAGTATAAGTTTAACAATATGTGATAAATACAACTGGTAAGTCTGGAACCCATGCCCTTCCAAATCACAAAGACAAATCGAATCACCAGTGAGACAACATATTATGTTGATGAAACTCATTGGTCTGGTGATGCAAATGATAGAACCACCTTTGCTACAGAAAATGAAGCTAATACAAAAAACTCTGAATTGAATTCAAAAGGTTTTAGTGGGACTGTTTCTTCCTGTTAATTTACTAATAAATAAGACAGGTGATAACCTTTATGAATGGCAGATTTGATTATCCAAAAGGTAAATGAAGTTTACCTGAAGATAGAAACTGAACCTCACATTGAACATGAACTTAGGGACCGCTTCACATTTGAAGTTCCCAATATGAAGTTTATGCCCCAGTATCGGAAAAGAAACTGGAACGGAGAGATTCATCTTTATGATATGCGTACTAAGCGTATCTACTGTGGTTTATTAGATAAAGTTGTTGCATTCTGTGAGAATGCGGGTTACTCATATCAGTTTGAAGATAATAAATTTTATGGGTTACCTTTTGAAGTCAATGAGATGATTTCAAAAGAAGGTGTTAAAGATTATATAAGTTCAATTACACATATCAAACCAAGAGATTATCAAATTGATGCTGTTTATGATGCATTGAGATATAACAGAAAACTTCTTATCTCACCTACAGCATCTGGTAAGTCTTTTATGATTTACTCATTGGTGAGATTCTTTGTTGGAATGAAAAAGAAGATTCTACTTGTGGTTCCAACTACATCACTTGTAGAGCAGATGTATAAAGACTTCATTGAATATGGATGGGATGCAGAGAATCATTGTCATCGCATCTATGCAGGAAGAGATAAAACAAACACCAATGAAGTTACCATTACAACATGGCAATCTGTTTATAAGTTAGAAAAGAGTTTCTTTGAAGATTATGATGTAGTCATGGGTGATGAGGCACACCTTTTTAAAAGTAAGTCTCTCATTACCATTATGAACCACTTACATCATGCTAAGTATAGGTTTGGGTTCACAGGAACTTTAGACGGTACACAGACCCATAAATGGGTGTTAGAAGGGTTGTTTGGACCATCATACAAGGTCACTGGTACTAAGAAGTTAATTGATCAAGGACATCTTGCAACTCTTGACATTCAATGTTTAGTTTTAAAACACAAACCACAAAAGTTTGATTCTTATGAAGATGAAATTCAATTCCTGATTTCAAATGAAAAAAGATCAAAGTTTATTTCTAATCTTGCAATTGATTTGAAAGGAAACACTTTGGTTCTTTATGCAAGAGTGGAAACACATGGGGCCATTCTTTATGAAATGATAAATAACAATGTAGCATCAAATCGTCAAGTTTTCTTTATCCATGGTGGTGTGGATGCTGAAGATCGAGAACTTGTTAGAAAAATCACTGAAGAACAAGATGATGCAATTATTGTTGCCTCTTATGGCACCTTCAGCACAGGAATTAATATTAAAAACTTACACAATGTAATCTTTGCCTCTCCATCCAAATCTCGTATACGTAACCTTCAGAGTATTGGTAGAGTCCTAAGAAAAGGCAAAAACAAAGTGAAAGCAAAACTTTATGACATTGCTGATGATACAACAATTCGGAGTCATAAAAACTACACTCTGAATCATTTTATTGAAAGAGTTAAGATATACAATCAGGAGCAATTCAATTACGACATTATATCAATTCAGATAAAGGAGTAAACATGGCAATTGAAGATGACTTTTATGCAACAGTAAAGTTTAAGTATAGTGGTGAAGAAGTTTTTGCAAAGGTAGCAGCATCTGAAGAAGAGAATGGAACTGTTCTTCTTCTTTCAAATCCAATTACAGTTGAAGAAATCATTGTAAGAGGAAGACCATATGGTTACAAAATGGAACCTTGGTTAAAGACTTCAAGTGAAGATCTTTTTGTAATTGATATGGATGATGTTCTCACAATGTCTGAATCATCTAATGTAGAGATGATCAGTTACTATCAAGACTTCTGTCGTAAGATAAACAAAGGTTCAACTGAAAGTACTATCTCTCGTGAAATGGGTTACTTAGGAAGTGTAGAGGACACTAAGAAATCCCTTGAGAAGATCTTTAAAAACCCAGTGAATCCAAAGGACCCTTAAAGTACTTTAAGTAGTCCCATTCAAACTCGACAAACCTATTCTAGTCAAAAACAAAACCTAGTGACAAGTCCTGAAAAAATGTTATAATAAATTCATGAATAAAAAGGTTTTATGTCAACACAAACTTATGGTGTAATGAAGAAAGTAAGGAATAAAGAACACTATGTGAATAACAAAGATTTTCTTGATGCTTTGATGAATTATTTTGCTGAAGTTGAAAGAGCAAAGTTGAATGATAAACCCAAACCACAGATTCCAACTTACATTGGTGACTGCTTTCTAAAGATGGCTAATCATCTTTCTTATAAACCAAACTTTGTCAATTACATGTTTCGTGAAGACATGATTTCTGATGGAATTGAGAATTGTGTTCGCTACATTCATAATTTCAATCCAGAGAAGTCAAAGAATCCTTTTGCTTACTTTACTCAAATCATTTACTTTGCTTTCCTGAGACGCATCTCCATGGAGAAGAAACAGTTGGAGATTAAGAATAAGATTTTGGAAAGAACAGACTTTGATGAAGTCTTTGATGCAAATGATCTTGACAGTCAGAACTATTCAGACTACAATTCCATCAAAGATGCAGTGCATTCAAAACTTCGTTATAATAACTGATGAAAGTTGCCGTTATAACTGACACTCATTACGGCTGTCGTAAAGGGTCCAAACTATTTCATGATTACTTTGAACAGTTCTATAAGAATGTTTTCTTTCCAACTTTAGATGAAGAAGAAATCACCACGGTAATTCACATGGGTGATGCATTTGATAGTCGTCGTGGAATTGAATTCAAATCTTTGGATTGGGCAAAGAGAGTTGTGTTTGATCCTCTCAAAGAAAGAGGAATCACAATGCATCTGATGGTAGGTAATCATGATGCCTATTATAAGAACACCAACTCCATCAATGCAGTTGATCTTCTCTTGAAAGAATATGATAATGTTAAGGTTTATTCTTCTTGTACAGAATCATCTATCGATGATCTCAAGGTTCTGTTCGTTCCTTGGATCAATGAAGAGAATCATTCTGAGACTGTGGACATCATTCAAAAAACTGATGCAACAGTTGCCATGGGTCACCTTGAACTCAACGGGTTCAAAGTCAACCGTCAAATTGTTATGGACCATGGAACAGAATCTGAAATCTTTGACAAGTTTTCGCGTGTCTACTCTGGACACTATCACACTCGATCCAACAACGGAAAGGTCTTCTATCTCGGCAATCCTTACGAAATGTTCTGGACGGATGTCAACGACTCCAGAGGTTTCACTCTACTGGATACTTCAACACTAGAACACACTTATGTTGATAATCCTTATCAACTGTTTCATAACATTTACTATGATGACACTGATCATCAAATGTTTGATGCTCGTAACTTTGAAAATAAGATTGTTAAAGTAATTGTCAAAAAGAAATCAGATAAGGTAAAGTTTGAAAAGTTTATTGACAAACTTTATGATGTTGGTGTTGCAGATCTTAAAATTGTAGAGAACTATGATTTTAGTGGTTGGTATGACAAAGAAGAACAAGACTATGAAGTTGAAGATACAATGACAATTCTGGATCGTTATATTGAAGAGACAGAAACTGAACTTGATAAATCCTTATTGAAATCAACGATCCGTGAGATCTATCAAGAAGCGTGTGAGATGACCTGATGTATATTATTACAATTGAAGGAAAGGAAAGAGAAGGTGCATATTCAGTCATTGATGAAGATGGAGAACAAGTTCTTTACATCTTTGAAAATGAAGATGATGCAACTCGTTATTCTCTTCAATTGGAATCTCTTGATTATCCAACAATGAAAGTTCTGGAGATTGATGATGAGATCATGATTAAAACTTGTGAAATTCATGACCATCGATATTTTATTATTACACCCAATGATGTTGTGATTCCCCCTGATAACGCACATGATTTTATTTGAGAAGATTAGATGGAAAAATCTATTATCTACAGGCAATCACTTCACAGAGGTGGAGTTCAATAAACACTCAACTACTTTGATTGTGGGAACTAATGGTGCTGGTAAATCCACAATTCTGGATGCACTTTGTTTCTCACTTTATGGTAAAAGTTTTAGAAAGATTAATAAGAATCAACTCATCAACACCACCAATGAGAAGGGAACATTGGTTGAGATTGAGTTCAGTGTAAATGGTGTTGATTGGAAAGTCGAAAGAGGAATCAAACCTAACATCTTTAAAATCTCTAGAAATGGTGAAGAGTTAGATCAATCACACTCTGCTGTAGATCAACAGAAGTGGTTGGAACAAACTGTTCTGAAGATGAATTATAAAAGTTTTACTCAAATCGTGATTCTTGGTTCAAGTTCTTTTGTTCCATTCATGCAACTTCCTTGTAATTCAAGAAGAGAAGTTGTGGAAGATCTTTTGGACATTAAGATCTTTTCTTCCATGAATGTTCTCATCAAAGAAAAGATTAGATCTATCAAACAAGAGATCAACACACTAGATCTGAGAAAAGAATCTCTCAAAGATAAAGTTCAAATGCAAAAAAACTTTATTGAACAACTGGACAATAAAAGTCAAGAAGACATCAGTTTGTGTGAACATAAAATCAATGTTCTTTTGACTGAAGAGAATGAGAAGTTGAATGATAATGAGAAACTTAATTCAGAGGTTTTGACTCTTCAAGAAGACATTAAGAATTTTGAAGGATCCTCAAAAAGACTCAGAGAGTATGGTAACATAAAAGGAAAGTTGACTCAGAAGATTTCCACACATGCAGAGGAACACAAATTCTTTTCAGAGAATTCGGTTTGTCCTACATGTGAACAAAACATTGAAGAGTCATTTCGTGTAAATAGAATTAGGGACTCTCAAGATAGAGCAGAAGAGCTACGAAAGGGTTATGAAGAACTCCTTTCGGCAATTAAAGAAGAAGAGTTGAGAGAGTCCACTTTTTCCAAATTATCAACAGACCTTTCTGAACTACTGAATGGTATTTCTACAAACAATAATCAAATCTCTAATTGTCAGAGACAGATTAAACAACTGGAATCAGAAATTCAAACACTTACCACACAACTTGCAGATAGAAATTCTGAGCACAGTAAGTTAGACCAGTTTAGAGAGAGTCTTCAAGAAACGTTTCAAGAACTCGGAAATAAAAAAGAAAACGTTTCTTACTATGACTTTACCTACAATCTCTTGAAAGATGGAGGTGTTAAGACTAAAATCATTCGTAAGTACTTGCCACTGATTAATCAGTCAGTCAATAAGTACTTACAGATGATGGATTTTTACATCAACTTTCAACTGGATGAAGAATTCAATGAGACCATTGAGTCTCCAATTCATGAGGATTTTTCTTATTCATCATTCAGTGAAGGTGAAAAGATGAGAATTGATTTAGCATTATTGTTTACTTGGAGGGAAGTCGCAAGATTCAAGAACTCTGTGAATACGAATCTTATGATACTTGATGAAATCTGTGATAGTTCTCTTGATGGGAGTGGAAACCATGATTTCTTGAAAATCATTAAGTATAATCAACCAAACACAAATGTTTTCGTAATCTCTCACCGAGATGGAATGGAAGATAAGTTTGATTCAGTAATGAGATTTGAAAAAGTTAAAGGATTCAGTCATCTGACATAATAAGAATTCTAAACAGACACTTGAAATCTCATGTGTTTTGTGTAAATAATAGTATGTGAATGGAGGTTACCATGAAAAACCTTGTTTCTTATAATGAACTTTCAACCTGGGAATGGGAAAACCAATCAACTACGGAGGATAAGTACGACCAAGTTTCTGATTATTTTCAGTGCATCTCAGAATGTGACATTATT